AAATGAAGATGCAATAAAGAGATCAGTGATCAATTTATGCAGAACACGTATTAATGAGAGATTTTTTAACGACTTATTGGGCACATCAATTGAAGATTCGTTGTTTGAGACGAATTTGAATGATATTTCATCATTTTTAGAAAGAGAAATCACTGTTTTACTCAAAAACTTTGAACCAAGAATAAGGCTTACTAATGTTATCGCTGAATCTTTAATTGATTCTTACGAATTACAGATAAGAATTGAGTATGAAATCGTAGGATTACCTTTTCCGACACAAAATATCGAATTTTTACTTCAACCGACTAGGATATAATGTCATTTTCACAGTTTACTAACCTAGATTTTAATACTTTAAGAGCTCAGATCAAAGATTACTTGAGGTCAAACTCAAATTTTTCTGATTTTGACTTTGAAGGATCTAACTTTTCAGTTTTAATTGATACTTTAGCATATAATTCTTACATTACTTCGTATAATACGAATATGGCTGTCAATGAATCATTCATTGATAGTGCAACTCTACGTGAAAATGTCGTATCACTCGCAAGAAATATTGGATATGTACCAAGATCTACAAAATCTTCTGTTGCAAAAATAAATTTTACTGTAAATGCACCAGATGGAGCAAATGTTGTTAAGTTGAGTAAAGGATTAGTTGCTCTTGGGTCTGTTCAAGGTGGAAATTATATATTCTCTATTCCAGATGACATCATGGTGACTCCAGATAGTCGTGGAATTGCCAGTTTTAGTAATATTTCAATATATGAAGGTAATTATTTGACAAAAACCTTTGTTGTAAACAGTTCACAGACTAATCAAAGGTATATTTTACCAAATGCAAACATTGATACCTCTTCAATCCGTGTTGAAGTTGAAGAAAGTGGGTCAACTCAAGTATATAATTCATATACAAATATCTTTGATGTAAATTCTGAGTCAAGATTATTCCTTTTCCAAGAAGTTGATGATGAAAGATACCAAATTATGTTTGGTGACAATGTTTTGGGGAGAAAACCAGCAAATGGAGCTACAATAAGAGTCAGTTACATCGTTACAAATGGAGTAGATGGTAACAATGCTTCTAATTTTAACTTTTCTGGAAGATTAACATATATTTCCAGTGGTACAGATAAAGATATTACGTCTGGTATATCGCTTATAACGACCACACAAAAGTCTGAAAACGGAGATGCAATAGAATCTGTCGATAACATTAAATACCTTGCTCCAAGAGTCTATGCATCGCAGTATAGAGCAGTTACACCTAATGATTATAAGAGTTTAATACCATTCTTATACCCAAATATAGACTCAGTGAGTGCATATGGAGGTGAAGAACTCGATCCACCAGAATTTGGAAAGGTTTACATCACAGTTAAACCTAAAAACGGTGAAGTTTTGTCCGATGTCGTTAAAGACTCAATAAAAAATGATTTAAAGAAGTATACAGTAGCTGGCATTAAGCAAGAATTTTTAGATTTAAAGTATTTGTATGTTGAATTTAACTCAACAGTATCATTTGATACGGGATTTGTTTCTGATAAGTTAAATCTGCAATCTCGAATATTATCTGCAATTGAAACTTACGCAAGATCATCGGATATTAATTCTTTCGGTGGAAGATTGAAGTATAGTAAGTTACTTTCTCAAATTGACCGAGTTGATAGTGGTATAACATCAAATATTACCACTTTGATAATGAGAAGAGATTTAAAACCCTCTTATAACCAAGTCGCAACATATGAAATTTGCTATGGAAATGTTTTTCATGCTGATTTAGAAGGATTTAATATACGTTCTACTGCATTTAAAATTGAAGGAGTTGATGGTGATGTTTATTTGACTGATTTTCCAGATGATGATCAACTTACAGGAGTTATTAAGTTTTTTACAGTTGATGGTGGTACAATCACTTATATTAATAACAATGCAGGAACTGTGGATTACAAAAGAGGAGAAATAAATCTGTTTCCAATCAATATATCATCTACATCTATAGATGGTAAAATTGAAATTGAAGTTACTCCAGAATCTAATGATATTGTGGCAAAAGAGAACATTTATATTGTGCTAGATACTAAAGGAAATAGCAAACTCGATTTATTGGAGGATGTTCTTGTTTCTGGTTCCAATATTTCTGGAACAAACTATATACCACCATCTAGTTTTATTAGCAACAAAAAATATACAAGATAACAGATGTCAGATAAAAAAGTTAAAATATCCAATATTCTTGGTAGCCAGATACCAGATTTTATACAAGCAGATAATCCACTTTTTATAGAATTTTTAACTCAATACTACGAATCTGAGGAACGTGAGTATGGATCAACTTATTTAAGTGATCATATTTCATCATTGAAGAAAATTTCAACTGTAGCAGACATCTCTTTAGTTGAAAAACAAACAGTTCCTGCACCAAACAGCACAAATCCAGAATCTCCTATTGTTTTAGCATCTTTAACATATGCATATGACGATGTTATTAATGTAAATCAAACTACAGGTTTTCCAGACAAATATGGTCTTTTGAAAATTGATAATGAAATTATTACATACACTGGAAAAACTGCAACTTCATTTACTGGTTGTATTCGTGGATTCAGTGGAGTATCTTCTCTTGAAACGCCTGGAAATCCTCAATTTTTTACTTTTAGTGATACAAATGCATCCTCACACAATGCTAGTTCATTAGTTGTCAATTTAAGTTTTCTTTTTGTAACACAATTTTATAAAAAATTTAAAAAACATTTTTTACCTGGATTAGAAGGTAAAAGTTTTGCATATGGATTGAATGTAGAAAATATTTTATCAAGAGCAAGAGATTTTTACAGTTCAAAAGGAACAGATACATCTTTACAGATTTTATTTCAAGTTTTGTATGGAGAACAAGTTGATGTAATTAAACCATTCAATCAAACTCTTTTACCTTCAGATGCAGAGTGGGACGTAACTGATGATATTGTTGTAGAGAGTCTAAGTGGCAATCCTATAAACTTAATCGGACTTAAAGTATATCAAGATTCATTTACAAGTCCAACTGCAAGTGGATCTGTTGCAAATGTCCAAGAAATATATCTAAAAGATAAAAAATACCATAAAATTTCTTTTTCAAAGGGAACAATAACAAATAAATTTAAAGTATCTACAAAAACAAAAGTAGTTGGCACAGCATCAACCACAGAAGTTACAACTGTTGATTCTACAATTGGATTTAACAAAGCGGGTAACTTTTATTACTTAAATGCAGATAATAGATACACACTAGCAAGTTACACTTCAAAGTCAAATAATCAATTTTTTGGATGTACAGGTATTACAACTACATTTCTTGAATCAGATCCAATTATTGACACTAATTTAATTTATGGATATGAAAATAATGAACTAACAAAGATTTGTACGATGAGAGTGACTGGATCAATATCTGGAGTATCAGATGTTGCCAATACTAAGTATTTTGATGTTGATGATAAGATAAGAGTCAAGCATTTAGGTAAAAAAACAGATATTAACGATAAAAAATTCAATACTTGGTTTTATAATAACTTATCTTATGTTGATGTTCTTAACCATGACGGAAGTGAATCTTTTACAACTAGGGTCGATCATTTTTTAAAGAAAGGTGACAGAATTGATGTTATATTAAAATCAAGTGGTGAAGTAAAAGCTGCGAATGTAGAAGTTAAAGATGCAAACGAACCAAATAAATTTAGTATAGAAATCACAAGTGCACCAAACATTGTTGGTGATTATGTAATAAGAAAAATAGTTACTTTTATTGATAGTAGATTTGGTATCACTTCTTTGATGGGTAATATTCAAAATAGTTTTGTAGATAGTGATGGTAACACTTATGTTTCTTTCTCTGGTTATCCCTCATTTGAAACTGATACTACAAATCGTTCAAAAACATTTAATTCAGCAGTTGGAGTTAGTACCAACGCATACACTATTACTGTGGGTGGACATAACTTTACAAATGGAGAGCAAGTTTACCTAGAGTTAGGTAAAGATACAAATCTTGGATCTGGACTAGTTGGTGTTTCTACTGGATACTACTTTGTTAATGTAATTGATTCCAATACAATTAAATTGGCCTCTACACAAGCAAATTTATTTAATAAATTATTAGAGCAACCTCGTTTTATTGGAGTAAACACCTCTACATTCCAAAATGTTACTCATACGATAACTCCTGCTAATTTACATAAAAGAGTAAAATTAAGAAATCAAGATAATTTTAAAAGAATATACAAGAATCCAGTAATATCAACTGGCAATCAAAAACTATTCGGATCTATTGGTGTATCTTTAAATGGAATTGAGTATCAGTCTCCAATTTCAAAAGATTATATTAGTTACGGTCAGTTGGAAGAAATTGAGGTTTTAAACTCTGGAGAAAACTATGATATTGTAAATCCACCAACTTTATCAATTACAGATACTTCTGGAAGTGGATGTGATGCGTATGGTAATTTTTCTGGAAACGTGTCAGAGATAATAGTGAACAACAGAGGGTTTGATTATACAAAAACACCATCAGTAACAATATCTGGAGGAAATGGATCTGGTGCAGTTTGTGAGGCAAAAATGAGAGGATTTACTCATAAGGCATCATTCACAGATTTTGATGTTAGCCTAGCAGCAGATACATTTAATGGTGAACACAAATTTTTAAATGGAGAAGAAGTAACATATACTGCAACAGGGACTCCAATTGGTATTGGTGTAACAAATGTTGGATTTACAACAAACAGATTACTAAGTGGCAGCACTTATTTTGTTTCAAAAAGGTCAAATACCTCCTTCGCACTGAATATAAACAAAAATGATGCCATTGCAGGAATTAATACAATATATTTCATTCAAAATGGTAATGGAACTCATACATTTAAATCTAAAAGAATCAGACAGGTAATTGATAGAATAGAAGTTACTAATTCTGGATCTTCTTATTCAAATAGAAAGGTACAAATTAGTTCTCAACAATATCCTCCTACAGATAAAAAAGATATATTCAAAACTATTGTTGGTGTAAACACGTTTAATGATTACATATATGCTAAAAACCATAATTTTAAAAACGGTGACAATGTAGAATATGTTTGTACTGGAACTGTTATTTCTGGGTTATCAACATCTAAAGTTTATAAAGTTACAATTGTAGATGATAATAAATTTAAGTTAAGTGATGCTGGAACATTATCTTCTATATTAAGCACTAATTATGATAGAAAAATTTATGAAAGTTTGAATAGTGTTGGAGTAGGAACTCACACATTCAAATATCCAGATATTAGAGTCAATATTAGTAATGATGTGGCAATAGGGTTAACATCCACCATACCTGAATATTATAAGGGATCTGCATACCCTATTGTTAGAGGTAAACTCGAAAATATATTCTTAAAAAGTGGTGGAGTTGGTTATGGAGTAACAAATATAATCAATTATGTTAGACAACCTAGTATGTCTTTCTTAAATGGAAAAAATGCAATTCTAACTCCAATAATTGTGGATGGAAAAATTGTTAACGTTGTAATTTCAAATGAAGGATCTGATTATACTACTCCTCCAGATCTCGAAGTTGTGGGAGTAGGAACAGTAACAGGATCTTTTGCTAAATTAAAAGCAATAGTATCTGATGGTAAAATTACTAGTGTTCAAGTTATTGAAGAAGGATCTGGATATATTCCAAGCAAAACTCTTATAAAAATCAATCCTGTTGGAAAAGATGCTTTAATTTCAGCAAAAATTTATAAATGGGAAATAAACTCTGTAGAAAGATATAAAACCTCACTAACAAATAATAATCAACTATTACAAATAAACTCTGAATTAGCAGTTAAAGGCAATAAAATTTGTTCTTTTTATCCACCAACAAAATACAGAGAGTTAGTGAATGATAATAATAATACAACTGGTCATTCAAAAATAGTTGGATGGGCTTATGATGGAAATCCAATTTATGGAGCAATTACAAATAGCACAGTTGGAACAGGATTTACTTTTGCCGAATCTAGTTATTCCATATCCGCAATAAATGATAGCGATTATCGACCTTTACAAACAACTTTTCCAAATGGATACTTTACTAATGATTACATTTATGATGAAAGTGGAGATCTAGATGAATTTAACGGTAAATTCACAATTACTCCAGAATATCCAAATGGAACATACGCATATTTTTCAACTGTAGATAAAGCCAGTTTTGAACCAACTTTTCCATACATTACATTTAAACATCGTAATCATACTGATGATTTTAATTACGATTATTTGAATGATCAATCTGATCTGACAATTAATGATGGTAAGTATAAGAGAAATGTAACTCACTTGGGATTAAACGAAACTCACAGAAGATATCCATTACTACAAAATACTTTAGATTCCAAACCTATAATTGAAGTTGATGGAGTTAAGTCGGCAGAGATTACGGAAATAACTATTGACGAGTCTGGAGAAAATTACAAAGTAAATGATAAATTAAACTTTAGTGACCCAACAATATCATCTAGAGTAAATGAGGTTTTAGGAAAACCAATAGTTTCAGTCGGAACCACTAATACAGTAGTTAATAATTTAAAATTTTCTGTATCTGATGAAAAAATTACTGGGTTATCAACTATCCCTCATGGATTACTTGATGGTGATGTAATAGAAATTAGTGGCATATCGTCAACGAAGTATAAAAATTTAGAGGGAGTTAGAATTATTGGTGTATCCACTGTCACTTCTTCAATATCTACTTCAATACCAAACACATCTACTGCTGGAATTACAACATTTTTAACTTTTTCTGATTCAACTATTAGTAGAAAATTTAAAGTCAATGATACCATCATAATTGGAACTGAGCAATTTTTAGTAATTGATCATGATGACATTAATAATAAACATAGAGTAATTAGAGGTCACAATTCAACAACACCAACTGCTCACAACTCAGGATCAATAGTAACAAGATCAGAAACAGAGTTTACATACACAATTGATAAAAAACTAGAAAATAAAAATATAGAATTTCCAAAAGTTCAATATTTTGAAGCTGCAAAATCAGTTGGAATTGGAACTAGTTTTACGAATGTTACTGTAGGATTTGCTGGTGTTACTCCAATTAAAAAATCGATACCACCAAAAGCAATATTTTTACCAAATCACAAATTTAAAAGTGGAGATGAGGTATCCCTTGTTTCTTTAGGATCTACAATTTTTGGATCTAGAAATTTAAATTTATCAAATCCATTTAATTTAAGTTCGTTTAGTAAGTTGTTCTGTGTAAAAATAAATGATGATTTTATTGGATTATCAACAGAAAAAGTTGGTTTTAGCACAAATAATGTGTTCTTTAAACAAATTGTAACTGGTTCGACTGATAATGCTAAATTAGAACTATTATTTAATAATATTACTGGTGATGCAACAAGAGTAAATGGAACAGTTACGGTTGCAACTGCGACAACTACAGGTCAGCAACACGGATTATCTGTTAATGATGAGTTTAAACTTGATATTACATCAAAACAAACTCAAACTTTTGATTTTAGATACAATGAAAATATTAGAAAATTAGTTGTAAATCCAACTTCATTTACATCTTCTGGTATTCAAACTGGAACTAACCTATCAAAGATAACAATTACTAATCATGATTTTGAAACTGGTGATATTGTGGTTTATAATTCATCAACACCAGCAACTCCTTTGGTAAATGATGGTGTTTATCATGTTATAAAAGATTCATCAAATACCATAAGATTAGCTAACAATTCATATGACTTATCTACGTTTCCGTACAATTATATTGGAATTGGTACAACTGGAGGAGTGAATCATCAGATTTCAAAAATTAATCCAAAATTAACTATATTTAAAAATAACACAGTAGAATTTTTAACTTCAGATTCTAGTTTAACGGACTATGATATAGAATTTTATAATGATTCTAATTTTATATCAAAGTATAATACTAATTTGATTACTAGAAGTGGAGTTAATGGTGATGGTAATTCATCTACCAAAATAAACATTTCTGTTGATAGTTCATTAGCAAATAATTTTTATTACAGAGTAATGGGTAAAGGTGGTAATTTTACAAAAACAATATCACATTTTGCAAATGAAAACGTACCTAATCACTCTGAAATAGAAGTATTAGAATCAAAATTTAATATTAAACATAAAGTAACTGGCATAGGCACTAACGTTTTTAAATTTAATCCAGTAGGAGTTGCTGAGACCACATTATATACATCAACAGGTTTTTCATCAGCATTTTATTCAACAAAATCTACAACAGAACTTGGTGGAATACATTCCATAGAAATTTTAAATAAAGGTTTTGAAGTATCATCATTACCTATTTTAACTTCGATAGGGACATCTACAGGTAATAATGCTGTTCTAACAATTGAAACAGATGAAATTGGAGAAATAGAGGGAACACAAAATATTATTCAAGGAATTGAATTTCCTCCAAGTAAAGATTTGCAACCTGAGGCTGAAAGTAACTTAATTTTAGATTTAAAGAATGTATTTACTTTGAAATCAATAGGTGTCACAACAGGTGGAATTGAATACACAACCCCACCTAATGTGATTGTAGTTGGAAACTCTGTAGTAGTTGCTCAATCAAAGTTAAATGGATCTGCTGTAGGTAGTGTAGACATACTAACAAATGATACTGGTTTAAGCGAGGATATTAGAATTGTTCCTATTAATAATTCAAATGGAGTTGTAGTAAAAGGAGCAGAGACTGCTAGTGGAGGATTAGTTACATTAGAATTAAGAGCACCAATCCCAGAGACAGGATCTAGTGCTAGTGGATTCTATAATCAGGGAAATGATTTTCCATTTAAAAAGGGTGATGAAATATTTGTAGAAAATGTGAAAATACTTGATGATGTTAACGGATCCCCTACAGGTGATGGATATAATTCAAGTGATTATAATTATAGTTATTTTACCGTCATTGGTGTTACTACCACTGGTGGTGCAGAAAAAGTACAATACTCTATAAGTGGAGTTGGTTCAACTGGAGGAACATATCAGGTTGATAATAATTTTGGAAGAGTGATTAAAAAAGATCATTTAGCTACTTTTAATGCTGAGTTTAACAAAGTTTCATTCTTTGATAATGAAACTGTTAAAGTTTTAGGAAAAGGTGTATCAGGAACAGTTGCTAATAGAGGGTGGGATTCAGAATCTGAGACATTAAAATTATTTAATGTTATTGGAGAATTTGTAGATGATGATATAATCGTAGGATCTCAAAGTAATAACAAATCCACAGTTGAAAAGACCTTTAAATTTGATTTTGATTTAAATGTAGATAGTTCAGCTGAGATTGAAAATGGTTGGAAACAAGAAACTGGTAAATTAAATTCAAGTATTCAGAATTTACATGATAATGATTACTACCAAAGATTTTCATATTCTATTAAAGGTGCAGTTCCATATGATACTTGGAAAGATTCCGTTAATAGTTTGGATCACGTTGCAGGATTTAAAAATTTCTGTAATTTAGGTGTACATTCAACAGCAAAACACACATTGAAATCAGATGGATTATTAGATCTTGATGTTGATATTGATGCAGAAGCATCTGTTCATGAAAAGTTCTACTATGACTTAGTAAGTGAAAATACTGATGATCCCACTTTATCAAAATTAGTTACGTTTGATTCAAAAATAATAACTGATTACAATGAATCAATAACAAATAAAGTTTTGATGATAGATGATATTAGTTCTCAATTTACAGGAATTGTGACTTCTACTGGTGGTGGGGTTATTGGAACTACAAGTTTTGATTTATTTACTAGTGGTGATTCATTATTTCATAGAGGTTTTAATCCATCTTCAGGAGTCAGCACTGCTACACATACCGTTTCTATACCAAGACACGAATTTAATACTGGAGAACAATTAATTTATAAACCACAAACTGGTCAGTCTGCGATTGGAATAGCAGCTACAACTGTACCAGGAATTGGGGTTACTAATTTATTACCACCTACAGTCTTTGCAATTAAAGAAGATAATGATTTAATTAAGGTTGCAGTTGCAAAAAGTTTTGCAGATGCTGGAGTTTCAGTATCATTTACAAATATAAGTGGAATAGGAACCAATCACACATTATCAGTTCCATCTAAGGATGCAACTATTAGAACATTAATTAGTATTGATAATATAATTCAAAGTCCTGTAGGAATAACAACTGCCATTTCAGTTGGATTATCAACACAGGTTGGTGTATCAACAAACTCCATATTTTTAAATGATGTGTCTGATATAGAAGGTAAGTCACTTTTAAGAATTGAAAGCGAAATATTGAAAGTAAATTTAGTTGGTGTTGGATCTACAAACTCACTCAGTGTCGAAAGAGGACAGATGGGAACAGTTGCAACTGCACATACAGTCGGTGCTGCAGTCACGGTTATGAAAGGAGATTATAGAATAAATGAAGGAAGATTATACTTTACTGAAGCACCTTATGGGCCAACTGGTGGAATATCTACTTTTTCTTCATTTACAGGTAGGGCATATTACAGATTAAGTTATACTACAAATAAAATATTAGATGATATATCTGATAGATTTGATGGTTCAACTGATAAATTCAATTTGACCTCAAATGGTGTTGACGCAACTGGTATTACCAGTAGTTTTGGTGCAGTTTTAATTAACAATATTTTCCAAAAACCTTTCCTTGGAGTCGTTGGATCTTCAGCATTATCAGACTATACTTTAGTTGGAACAGGTCAAACAATTGATTTTTCGGGAACAAGTGGCAATAAAGATTTACCAAGAGGTGGTATAATTAATGAATTTGATGTTGGAATTGGAAGTGGGTATCAGTTTCCAAGAAAAGCAATATTCAGTGCTGTAGTTTCTAACTCTGGAACTATACAATCTGTAGGTATAGTTACTGGAGGAGCTGGTTATCTATCA